TGGCAGACCAATGCCTTGACCACCGAGTTGTACAGCTTGACCTGCTAAGTTAGTTCCAAACGCTTTTAAATAATCATCAAGACCACGAGTACCAGCAGGTAACGCTCCAATGCCAGAACTAATAATTGACCTTGCAATCATTTCCGGAGTAATAGATGCTGGAAGAATACTTGTTAACCCGCTTGGTAATAAGTTTGCCACTGAACTAGTTGCAGTTGACAACGGCGCAGGTGTTGCGGCTCCAGTTATTGCATCAATTCCAGGGGTAGTTAAATACGCACCAAGCGCCATAGCAATTGGCGGTACAGAAAGGATCTCCATGATGTTGTTAAAGAGATCACCAAAGAATCCGCTACTTGTATTGGGATCTTCAAAGTCATACACACGCTGAACTTTGACCGGTACCAGCTTATCGTTAGCTGATGTGTACAAAATTGATGCGTGTTTGGAGTTTTCTTTAACGTCGTCAATGCCTAGCGTCTTGGCTGCTGCTGGATCTAGGGTATCGGTACGGCCCTGCCAAAGATAAAGATCTTTGTACTTGTTGTTTAGATCGTCATAAACATCTTTAATGTCTTTGTATTGCGGTGCTTTGGATGGGTCTTTGTATGTATCCTTAGCAATTTCATCAAGCCTGGCTTTGGTGTTTTTGTAATAGTCGTATGCCGATGTTGACTCAAAGTTTCTGGTGTATCTGGCTACGCTTGCTGGATCTTCGGCACCGTAATACTGATCTCCAGCCAACTGCATAGCAAAGAATTGTTCGGCTGTAACCGGTATCTTATAAGTGCGATTCTGATTTTCCGGATCTTGTCGTTCTACATAAACAACATCCATCTCAGACCCAGTTTCTGGGTCAATCTGCTTTTGAACACCACCAAGCCTGTTTAGTTCTTTTTCAATTCGTGCAAAGTCAGATATATCTTTTTTGTCAGCGGTTACACCAAAAACACCGGTTCCTCTGGCTAAAGCACCCTGCCATTTACTGTGTGGGTCTGCTCCAACATATTGATGACGAATGTTGTCCGTCATATCCTGCATTCCACCAATAAAGACTTCACCGTCTTTGTCAAGAATGTCGTCAAATGCTTTCTTGTGGAGAATTGGTAGGTTCGTGCGAGGATCAACACCGTAAGTGTTGGATGTTTCTTCACCCCGTTTTATTTCACCAATAGGGGTGTTGATAACTTTTTGGAATGGATTGGCTTGGAAGAAAGGAGAATCCGGTGCTTTAGTAGCAGCATCTTGAACTAGCTTTTGTTGTAACTCTTCGTTTGGCTTGCCAGTTAAATAAGATTGATAAATTTCTTTCAACAATGGATCTGTTGATTTACCGCTAATTAAATCTTTTTCTAACTTGATTGTTTGCTCATCAGTTAAACCGTAAAGGTTTTTAGCAATCCCACTAACACGATCTGCTTCTTGGTATTTATTAAATCCTGATGTTTGCAAGATGCTTTGGAGTTCTTGCAAGTTTTTGGTTGCTAGATCGGAAGACTTAACTGTTGGCGCTAATGTTCCCGGATCAAGACCAAGCTTTTGCTCTAAAGCTGTTGCATATCGTGGGTTCTCTAATGCTTGATAAATCCCTGAGCTACCTAAAATGTCATAAGCCTGAGCGGGCAGGATATCTGTGCCGGTCGCTCCAGATACCAAAGCAGATCGTAAAGTTTGCGGAGTCAATGCCCCAGAGCGAAGTTGTTCAGTGTAATAAGACGGGCCAGTGTCCGTTGCGGGGATGTCCCGACCAAGCACGGTCTTGTATGCCGAGCTAATCAGTTCCGGTATGCCAGCTTCATAAAATCTTTTGTATTCGTCTGCGGTTATGCCATCTGATCCAATTTCTTTTTGCCAGTAATTAAACCCAGTCGTATCTGGTTGTTGTCCGGCTAACGGGTCACGGCCAAGCACCGATGTGTACAAACCAGCAACATCAGTTGGAAGATTTGTTGGTACTGCGATGTTTAAAGGGGTTGCAGATGGTAATGCGGCAATACCGGCAGGGGTTGTGGCTGGTGCTGCTGGAGTTGTGGCTGGCGCGAAGTAAGCTTGTTGCTGCGATTGGTTGTACGCAGCCAAGGCATCCATGATATTTGGATACTGCGCTTGTAACCCCGGCAACGCTTCTTCAAATGACGCCATGCTCAATCCCAAAGATTGGTTTCACTACGGAATGCGCACGGCTAGGGGAGGCCGGAATTAACCCTAGAAATTGGTCGGGATTATAGCTCTGTGTCATGTACGAGTCAATAGACCAATATGGACACAGAACCGACAGCACCGACTCCAGCTACCCCTACCAGGGCCACCTGAGTTTTCGGCGGGAATGGTGCAGATACATAGGAAATATCTCCAATTGAAGCCGGAACAGCTGGATGTGCGTATGGAGTGGTTTGAGCTGGGAGATATTCTATGTAGACCCCATCTACCGGGCCAGTCGTGCTGTATGCCTTATCGGTTGCCCACCACAACCCCACCGACTGCCCAGCCTGAATATCAAAAACAATTGTTGATCCCGCCAAGAGATAAGACGGAACTCCTGCGCTTTTTCTAGCTGGCAAGGTGTACTTGACCGCCGACTTGACTACATCCGTTCCATTAACTCTTATCCAAATAACTACATCGTGAGCAGCGTTGTCAGTATTAGCAAACTGAAGACCGTAAGTAATCTTGTACACCCCGTTGTAAGTAGGGGTGGCTGTATAGTCATTGTTAAGGGTAAACCCTAATATTTCGTCTGCGGTATCCCACTGAACGATGGTTGGCGTGTCGTTTGCTGTGGCGTACTGATCAGCGTTGCCGCTAGCGCCAATATGGGGGAAATTTAGCTGTCTGCCAGATCCGGTAAACAAGCTGCCGTTTACGTTTGAGCCGGTCACATTGTTAGCCAATACGTCTTGAGCCTGGACTCCCCCGGCGTACAAGGTTTGCAGGTAGGCAAGAGCCGCCACTACTTGCCCGGCATTGACCAGGTCTAGGTTGGCCGTATCACCGTTAAAGTTACCCCCATTGAACTCCCCGGCGTTAAGCTCTGGGAAGTAGCCGCCGTTATTGAGCAGCTCCAGAATCTGGTCGATTAGGTTGTCATTGAGGTTGAAGTACAGGCGCAGGATACGGCTGTACCCGTCCATGAATGTGGCATTGAACTCCGTAACTGGTGCATACGGTAGCGCTGGTGCAACATAGGTCTTCTCGATTGTCATCTGCGCCCGTCTGGCCTGATGTCAATACGGGGTGCGCCAAGCTGCCAGGTGGTATTCAGATCACTGGAAGATACTTTGAAGATCATCTGCCGGGCGCGGACCCGGGTGTAGATAATGTTAGTGAACGCTTCAATTGGCACCGTAGCCGTTCTGGTTACCGTAGCAAAGTTAGTGCCTCCGGTGGACGCTGGGGTAGTAAACCCTGATCCTGAACCCTTCATGGGTTGGAGCGTGAATACCGCCTGTGGGTTGGAGGCACTAGACCCTTCAAAGGTGATGTCCGGCAGCATCCTCCAGATAAAGCCAAAGTTATGGCCATCGTCAATGTCAAACTCTGAGGAGGAGATATACGCCTCGATAGCCGCCGGAGTCCCGGTCTCGTTGTCATTGATACCAAACTCGTGATAGACCAGGTTATTAGTGTAAGTGGCTGCTATCGGGTAGTCCTGTAGTCCGCTATCTAACCATGCCGTCCTGGCCAGAGTCCCGTAGTACCAGGCTTTTTCAAGGTAGTTATAGATCACATACCGGTCAATGGTGCTAGATCCAGCGGTGGGGTAGAACCACCAGACCTCTGTAAATCCCTCGCTTGTCCCAGCAAAGATCTGGTCGGTCTGCTGAAGATTGATGTCGTTGAAGATGAACCGGCGCAGATCGCAGGGCAGCGTTTGTACCCGGCCATCGTAATAGTAGAACTTGTCGATACCCATCCAGTACACGATACCGGAGGCAAACGCCACGGCATTTGGGCTTTGGATGGAGATGTTATCTGCCAAAAGCGTAGCTCCCCAGACGCCGCCTTGTGGGCCAAGATACTGGAGAGAATAAATGGCCGAGTCTGTAAATACGATAATCTCTTGCCGGGACTGGATTACGGCAACAATTGTTGATCCACTGGAAAGCCTCAGACTGCCAGCCTGATTGGTAGCACTAGGTGTCCAATTTACCGCCGACTCCTGATCTGACCACCGAATCAGCATTGGGTCTAAGGTTCCAGAGCCGATGTCGTTTGCTCCAAAAGCCATAGCAAATCGGTAAACGTCGGACACGAATACCTTATTTACCGTAGTCGGAACCCCAGAAGCCCCTCCAAGACTGGACAAAAGCACACCCCGATTGCTGGTCCCGGCAGAGGAATCCCAGTAATAGATCGGGCTTCCACGGTTAGCAAAAAGCAAATCCTCACCAAAGTTAGCCTGACTCCAAAGCCGAATCAGTTCGGGTGTTGTACCGCCTTGGCCCCAGTTTCCTTCGCCCCATGAGCCTGCGCCCCACCCTGTAAACGGAACTTGTGTTGCAGCGCCCACATGGATTTCATAAGCACCAACCACAGATGCCCCACCATTTCCGGAGTCATTCGCATTCGCAGTTACAGCCGCTCCTGTTGTTGGGTTCTTGGCTACGATGGTGTAGGTATTGGCAGTCAAAACCTGGGCGATCTGGTAGTTCTGCTCAAGGACTGCCTCGGTGATATTTCCCCCGACCCCAAGGCCGTTGGCATCTACCCCAGAGAAGGTCACAAAATCGCCCGTATAGGCTCCGTGGTTGTTGTCCGTAACGGTGATGGTCGAGCTGCCATTAGAGGCTGCAAAGGTCACCTCGCCAGCCGCCGTTGTGGCTCGGATGGGGGTGATGTCATAGTAGGCAGCGCCTTGCTCTATGTAGAACTTAAGGTTAGTACCCACTCCGATCAGGTTTGCCCCTCCCAGGGTCACCCAGTTCCACAGCGACCGGCACACCCCCAAGAATCGGCTACTAGAGATCTGCGCCCACCCACCAATCTTCTCAGGGCTACCCTGACGGAAACGGACTTTGTCGCATTCGTACCAGCCGCCTTCGGTGGTATACCGGGTGTTTTCTTTGTTCACACCTGGTTTAAACAGTATCTTCTTGAGTGGCATGATCAGCTCAAATATAGGTTGCGTTCGTCCTTACGGCGTTTAACCAGTCCCGGTAATTCCTTCCCCCCGGCCTTAGTCCACATCATAAATGCCTCGGCGGCTTCTTCATACTCCCCCCGGTTGTGCTTCATCCTTATAGAGGACCGCTGGAGGTTGCCGAGACCAACATTGAAAGCGAAGCTGACGAGTGCGCCAAAGCGACCAGGAGTAAGCCCATCAGGACATAGTCGGCGTACCCCTGCCTCAAACCGCCCCAGATCCTCAGACAGAATCTTATTGACTTCATCCATACTGAGGGTCCGGTCCCAGCCGTCCGGGATGGGTAGGTTTTTGCGGTCTTCAAGCTTCACTCCAATATGTTTGGGGTCAATGACATGGCCTACACCGATTGTCCAGAGCAGAGCCGGGCAACGGTATGGCCGCACCCGGACGCCCTCGTGGTGTTTTACAAGTTCAATAACTTGTTCAGTTATTTTCATTTGTCCCTGCAATTGTCAAAGTGCCAACGATTTATTGCACCAACACCGCCTATTTTCCCGCAATGTGGGCATTCAATTGTTGGTCGTTTAACATTTATTAGGCTACTTTTTTTGCCTTTTAAAGCCTTTGAAATTTTAGCCTTATGATCCTCAGAAAATATAACTTTTTTGCCAAACATGGGATTTTTGTTTCCAAGTTTAGCTTTGGCTATATTTTTACAATACTCTTCTGATCTAACTTTTCCTTTTGGATTTGGCGGAATAGATCCACCCTTAGCTATGTTCCAACCAATATTTACTGTTGGACGCAACATTTCTTCCAATAAACACGCCGCCTCATAATCTAAGTTTTCAGCCAAGACAACAAACTTAACTTGATCTTTGTATTTGGCTAAAGCATTTTTAAGGTGGGCGTTTGATTTCTTTCTTTTCCACCCGTGCTGTGCAAACCGTAACTCAGAGTTTTTTGTAATACCAACATATCCTTCATTTAAAAGAATTCCTCTGCCTGGATTTAGGCAGATGTGGTAAACGGCGTAAGATTCTTGATTCATTTCTTAAAAGACTGACTTCCGAACCAAAACGCGATCACGCTTGAAAAGATGATGGCCGAGTCCTCATCCCAGAGGATTGCCATAGCCTGGTCAAACGGCACACCGGTCTTCCATGCGTAGAAGAACCCGAAAATGTTTACAAAGAGCAGCATGCAGAACATGCCGTAGGTAATGACCGGACGGACAGAAGCCCTCATATTGATCACCCACTGGGACGCTCCCTTGCCGATCTCGATGTCGTGGGCATAGAGTGCCTGGCGCTCCTGAACGGCTGTCTGCATGGCCACTTGGTCAGTCCGGATCTCCTCAACCCGGGCCTGGGCGGCAAAGCCTTTCTCCAGCATCTGAAGCTCCCGCTCCGTCTGCATCTTGGCAAGCTCCAGCTCATGGGCTTTATCCGACCGATCCTGGAAGAAGTCCAAGACCTTGGGCAGACCGCCCATTAAGAAGGAAACAAGGGTAGAAAGCAGGGTAATCATCGCTTAGACCTTTCTTCAAGGAGTTTTAGACGGACCTGAAGGTCGTGAATATCTTTGTAGATTTCTTCTTTAAGCTTGTGCCGTGCTTCGGCTGAAATTGGAGAATCGGTTGGGGTGCCGCTGGGGGTAATCAGGGCTGGCATCTTAGACTTGATGTCTACCAGGTCGTGTTGGATGTTAGTTACGGCGCTGATCATCCAAGTAATTGCAGCCACAATCACCGGAAACGCCATTTGAATTACTTTTGTCCAGTCCATCACCACACCTTTATTGTTTAGTTACACAAAAACCAAACACCCACAAATTACGTATTCCATCTGCCAAAGATGGCTTTACCTCGTGATTTAGCTCTGAAACTGGATACGCTACAAGTCGCCCCTTTTTCATTGCAATAACGCCGTTCTCTTCAATATACACATCACCATCTGCTGAGTTTGTTGTCACTATATTGCAGTGCAAAGTGTATGTTCCGTCTACATAAACCGGATCTCTGTGCATCTCGTAAAAAACTTCGTCTTTGTTTCGTGCAAGACCCGAATACATACCGTCACAAAATGGGGCCAGAAGTGCTTCATGAAGATTTAGAGTAGAAATAATTTTTTCTTGAACACTGTATGCTTTGTTTGGAAACGGGACTCCAACCCTAGTGTGGCGTGTTGATATTCTTCCGCAAGCTGGTTGAAAATAAGGACTCATGTAATTTGCCAATGTCCATTGCGTAAGCTGATTGCAATCTTCGTCAGATATAAAATTGTCAATTACAGTCACCAAATTAAGTCCAACATCAAACATCACCATACCTTCGTCACTTTAAGCACCGCATAAATAATTAAAGACAAAACCCCCAGCACCAGCCATTCGTTCCGTGTTGCCTGTCGGTCAGAGTCGTACTCCTTTTGCAACTCCTTGCGCTCCTTCCGAAGCTTGACTTCTAATGCCTGAACCTCATCTATCGCCCGCTTACCAAACTCTTTCTCAATCTGTTTAAACGCATCCTCTTTGTTGCGCCGCAGGTTGTACAGCACCCGATACTCGTTGATGGCGTCCACGTACATCATGTCGCCCCGGCGTTGAACTTCCTGTTGTTTCCTGCGCCACGCCACACGGGCGCGAGCTTCTTCGTCCAGAAAAGCATTGACTTCTTTGGCTGTCTCTTTGATGTCCCGTCCGGCTTTGATCGCCTCGCGGATTCCACCTAAAGCGGTTTGAACGACCTTGGATGGGTCGGCTGGATCTGGCAATGACATCTACTGCCCCCATGCGACTATTAGCAAGGAACATACCAGAGACACCCCAAAAAGCAATAGCCCGAAGGTTGGGGCTATTTGAGCTTTGACAGGGTCTGAGCTAGCCGCGCTCTTTGTCCTAATTTGCCTGGTTTCTTGGCTGCGGCTGCGAGCTTTTTTGCGGGGATCTTTTCCCCTTTCTTTACACCAAGCGAGCTTCGTAAAGCGCCTGGCTTTTTGATGGCCGACTGAATCCATTTCTCACCTACCTTGCCACCCTTTTTTGCAATGACGCCACGACCCTTAAGCACATCAGCTTTGGTCACTTGGCCGTCGCCTGTTAAATCTGGAAAGTCTTTAGCCATGATGGCCTCCTACTGGTTCATATCGAGTTATTTCGTTCCAGCTAATTCCTGTTAGTTGTTGTACGGCATTTTTAATTTCACCGTTGTTTGTTGAATATAAAGGTTCAATAAAAGAATCTGGTGAAATTATTGTTTCATCAATAGTGCGTAAAGCATGAATACATACACACACCGTATTGTCCTCTAGTGCTGTAATTCGGTGATACTTATCTTTTTCAACAAACACATAGCCAGGAGCTTTGAACTCTTTAGCTTTTACAACATTTCCATCGGGTCCATCAAGAACCTCATAAAGCACCGATCCTGCACTAACCATCGTTGCATGATCGTATGTATGGGTATGTCCGGATTCACAATCTCCGCGATTAACAAAGTGCATTAATCTAGTAAATACATTACTAATTGCAACTATTTGAACCTCTGGACTGTGCATCTAACCCCATCCTTCCACTCTATTAATTTCAACAATGTCTACACCGGGATGAAACGTCATTTGACCAATACATGCAATGTTCCAGTCTGGCTCGGTCTGCTCACTCCAACTTGGAACATTAATCCTCACATGCCTGGCTAATATCTCGTTACCGTTTTCAAAAACTCGCCACACATGTTCTTCACTTCCTCGGCCCGGCTCGCCTTTTGATTTATTAAACCGGATTAAGTATTTATTCATTCAGGTTTATCAGGCCATCTCACTTCATTAGGGTATCCAGGCTGCAATGGTACGTTTTGTAATTTTTGTTGATAATCAATCCATGATTGCCACTGACCTTTAGTCAGTGTTTGATTTGCAAGTTTTTGATTTGCTTCTTCATAAAAAATTGCTATTCGATCATCAATGTCTTGCTTTACAGGGTTAACTGGATCATCTGCCTCGACTTCAACCCAACAGCGATCCGTAATACCCAGCCATGACAAATCTCCCAAACGATCTTTGACACCTTCCATGCCAAATATTGGACCCCAGTTTTCCGGCAGTGGTTGTAGGCCACCAATATTTTCACCGGTTTGCGGATTTTTTAGTTGCCACAGTTTCATTTTGTTCCTCTAAGTCTCTAAGTTGTATGGTTGGATCTCCCCCTGTTCCACCAGACATTTGAAGAAGTTCTCCATTTTTTATTGCTAATTTATTGTGAAGCAATCCATCCTCTTCGCCAATCATCAAACTTGGCGCTCCATCGTCTTTTGATTCTTGGCCTAAAATTTTTGCATCGTCAGTTTCATTAGCAAAATCTTTCATCTTTGCTAAATCATCAAGTATTTTTTGTACATGCTTATCATCGTACCCAGATCGTCCTAGATTTTGAACCAACGCCATATCATTTACAAAGGGTGCGTGACCATTTAAATGTTTTTTTTCTGCTTCTGAAACTCGCCAATCTCTCCAGCTTGCAAAATCTTTGCGCGGAGTAAGTTGTGCATTGCAACCAACATTTGCGGCTAATTGATAAATAAGTTCAATAACCTCTACTGGTTGCATTACACACCAAAGATGGCGACCTCCATCACCACGCATCATGATTTCTGTAGTGCCGCCAAAAGATGTTCCAACTGTAATAGATCTAGCTCGGTTATAATTGCTCTCTCGGTTTTCTAAATCCAGCTTAGCTTCAAGTTCACGAAGTTTTTTAATGCGTTCAACCTCAACCGCATTTTCATGTTCTTTGACTTTTTGAATAGCTTCTTTGCGTTTCATTGTGGATTCCATGAAATAACGACTTGACCACCTGGAGCTGCAACAGTTACAGGATACGGACTTCCTGGTGTTACTGGAACGCAATTAAATGTTGCTGGTGTAGCTGCTGATCCTGCGCCACCAGTTGAAGTTCCACCAGAACCCCCTGCATTCCCTCTACCACCACCTCCCCCACCTCCAGCTGAAGCTAGACAAGGAAGTCTGTTTGTAGATGGTATTAAATTATAACATCCAGGATACCGTCCAGAACCACCAGACCCTCCACCTCCACCAGCTCTAAATGCATTATTAGTTGTACTAAGCGGACCGCCACAACTATTTGGCAAACCTATGATATTGTGGTTACCGGAAGCACAAGTTCTTCCAGACCATACCGCACTGCAAGGTATTGGACCTGGATTTGAAATATTAAAATTATCATTGGCGAACTGAGATATTGCAGTCAATCCAGCACTTCCAACAACGCCAATTGTATAACCACCAGCGCCACCAGTCATATTACGAGTTACAGTATTAGCATAAACATTGTTGTTAAATGTTGGGTTATTTTGTTGAAACAAATTTGCTGGATCTGTACCACCAACTGCTTTTGCTAAATTATTATATGGAGAAAAATAATCTCCCTTACCAGCTTGACCACACTGGCCGCTACCTCCGGAATTTATTCCAGCACCACCTCCACCCCATCCACCTATTTTTGCCCAAGTGGCAGCAGGAGTTGATGGACCAGTTATTGTATTTTGGTTTCTGCTTAATCCCGATCCAGCATTGCCAGCTCCATTTCCACCACTACCACCAGGGACTGGATTATTTGAACATCCATGACTTCCTACGGTGCCACCACCTCCCCCGGTTCCTCCATTTCCAGCATTTCCAGCTGCCCCTCCCGCGCCAGCATTACCACCAGCTCCACCAGTAAATGTTTTACATATTGCTGTTGAAGAATTTCCAGTAGTCCCTGCGTTACCAGAATTTCCGGCGTTTCCAGCTGTTCCTACATCTCCAGAAAATCCACTTAGTCCTGAATTACCTGGCCCACCCGGATTATTAGCCGTTGGCGATAGCAAACATTGCCCTGGTGCTGTTGGCCACGGAAACGAAGGAGGCGCACTTATATTTCTGGGTGGACCAGCGTATGGAGCTTGACTAGAACAATTTTTTGCCCTGTAAGCAGCACCGCCAGCACCGCCAGCGTACTGTTCTATTGAAGGCGGCACAGCCGGAGTTCTGAGTGTTCCGCCGCCTTGACCACCAGATCCACCAGATC